CCACCACCGCGAGAATGGCGATCAGGGACAGCGCCACTGTCCCCACGGTGCGGGTTTCCAGCCGCTTGTCGAGCACGCCCCATACGCATGCGCCGAGAACCCCGAGCAATGCGACGTTGATGATCATTTTTCGCCTCCGAAGTAGCGGCGCTTCAGCGAGCCGATGATGTCGGCTTGGTTGATTTCGGTGAACAGCTCGCGGCAGGTTGCCAGCGCGAACAGCCCCACGAGGAATTCAACGCCAGAGTGCACGCGCGGACCGTGGATGTCGAAGAACTCGATCACAGCCGGCGCGATGAACACGGCGCATGCGAAGCCGACCGCGAACGAGATTAATTTTTGTGACGCGTTCAGACCGTCGCCCAAAAACTTCAGCGAGACGGCCGCGCCGGCAGCGCCGGGCAGGTACCCGAATGCTGCTTTCGCGAGCGCCGTCAGGATCGCGCTGATGGTTGCTACTGGTTCTGCCATGTGTATCCCTTCGGCGCTATCGCGCGATTGCCTTCCCTAGATTGACGATTGCCTTCGTCGCGTTGTCGATGCGGTCGATGATCGCGGCGTCTACCTTGTGCTGGGCCTCCTGCGATTTCTTCCAATCGGAGTAGGCCCGGCTCTCGAAGATGCTGCGGACATCGGAGCTGCGCATTGCCTGCGCGTTGCTGTAGCTGACACCGAAGTGTAGAAACAAACTCGCCAGCACCTCGCTATGCTTTTCCTGTGACTGAAAGCGCCACTGCGCCGATGGCGGCATGTACGTGAAATCGTGCCGGTGGCGCTACCGCCCCGGCCTCCTTTGGCAACACGACGACACCCTGTTCATCGAACCAGATCGTGAAAAACTGGCTATCACGGTCCAGCGCCGCGCGGTAGTTCAGGTACATGCTGTCGAGCGAGGAACTTGGGAAGGCGCGCAGCGTCTCCATGCGCGCCTTGATCCACTGCGCGTACTTCACCTCCTCGGCCACCGGGTCCGGCGTGATCTCGCCCTCGCGCACCAACTGCGCGGCCATTGCCCCGAACAGCCAATACGCGCGGCCGGGCAGGGCGCTTTCGATTTGCAGCGCCTCCAGCACCTCGGCGGCGGCCCCGATCAGCGGGCGCAGAACCCACTTGTCGCCATTCGCCTCGAACGTGGCAGGGGTCTCGGGGAGGTCTTTGCCAGCATCCAGATAGTCGGATAGTTTGGAGGTCTCGGTAACGGCGTAATCCGGGCCGTCCTCGCGGACATGGATGCAGTAGTGCGCCAGCGCCAGCAGCCGCTCGCCCACGCTCCACGCGCGCGGGTTGGCGACGTGCGCTGCGCTCAAGGTTTCGGCGCTGGCGACGGCCCGTTCGAGGAATTCCGTCAGGCCCTTCTCATGGGCCTGCTCGGGCAGGCCGCACAGGTCGATTTCGTCGCCAATCGAAAGCTCGCGCAGGCGTACGTCAAGCCGTTGCCTGCGCAGTGGGGAAAAGTTGATCATCGGTACATGTTCCGTATGTCGCTCCGGTCGAGCGCGGTCAGCGTCGCCACCGTGATCTGCACGGAGCACGAGGTCATGACGCCCTTGCTGGAGCGGGGGTTGGTGATTGGCTTGCCGATGCTTTCAATGACCATCGGCACAAAGGTCTGGTCGCCGAACCGGATGCCGATAACCTGTGGCGTCTCGGACGGGAAAATGGTGTCGAAAACGTTCTGGCTCAGCCCGTTCTTGAGTCCGCCCGCGACCAAGCCATCACTGGACAGGCGCTGCGGCGCGGCCCACTCCTCCAACTTCAGGATCGGATCGCGCACCTCTTTGATTTCATCCTTGAGCGCACGGAAGTGCAGCGTGAAAGTGAGTTTCACGGGCGGCATGCCGCTGAAAATCTGGGTGCTGTTGAGCTTCGTGATGCCGGTCTTTCCCTCGATCTTCCGGGAGAATTCGGCGACCTGCTGCGACGT